CCAATAGTGCACACCTCTATTACCCCATTCTTGAAACATGATATTCAAAGAACGTCTGGCAGATTTTAAATAACCGCCAGGTAATTCAAAGATTCCTAATCTTTCAAAAGCTTCGTTAATGGTATCATCTATGTAAAACGTTCTATCAAATGTTGCTGTTCCCGACGTAGCCATTTATCCTCCTAGCCGTAGTAGAATGTTACATCCGCAATTGTAGACAAAGAACAAGTGGGCTTAGTATTACATTTAATACCTGTACCAGGTAAAGTAACATTATAAACCATTGGACTTGAAGAACCATCTGGAGTTCCCCAAATACCTAAAGATGTTCCATCATCTTCTAAATCAATCGTTCCTGCCCCTGCTGTACAATTAGCCGAAAATCCTAAAATTCTTGCGGGACCCCCAAAAATTTCTTGATTAGCCACCGTACTTGTTATTCTTTTAACTTTTATATCTACTGGATATGTACTCATATTTTTTTCTCCTTAATAGTGAGCTCCCGAAGGAGCTCACATTATTTTATTATTATGCTAAATTATTATTTTGAGCATATGTTACAGTAAGATAACCAGTGCCATCTCCTGTATTTGTGCTTGTTATAAGTAACTTAACATCAGTACTACCAACATCTGCAAGATTATTAACTCTTGTCGCGTTAGCACTTAAAGCAGGAGAAGTCACATCAATAAGTCCGAGTGCTCCGCCTTCCGCCGCGTCTGCAGCTGTGAAAGCTGTAGCAGATGCCGTGGTTCCTACACCTAATGTAGTTGCTGATCCAGTCCAAATAACATTAACCGATAAGGTAATGGTAAGAATCTGACTGTTCGCTGGTATAATGATTGTAGTTGCTCCAGAAGCTTGTGTAACAGCTTCTGATTGACTCATAACCACTTGACCAACGTTTTTATAGTTTGATCCTAGTGTTGTACCAGTTGTGTTTCTAATTGTTCCGGCTTTTATTGGTCCGGAAAATGTAGTTGTTGCCATATTATCCTCCTAGTTTTTATGAACGTAGCCTCTAGGCCGTCGACTATACTCGTCTACGTTCTTAATTAATTGTATAGTGAAGTTTTTATATATGAAATTTGAATAGAGTGCAAGAGATCCCTGCATGAAAGTACGATTTCAGCGATATGGCGTTTATTTAAGTAGCCACAGAAACTTGGGGGGCAGAATCTCTGATTTTATTTTCTCTATCAGCGATCTTGGATTCCTCCAATTTAATCTCAGTGATAATGTCTCTAATAACACTATCAATGTTGACCATGTCCAGAGTATATTTACCATTTTGTTCATACTCAGACTGCCACCTCAACTCCAAGGACCTTTTTTGTTTGTATAGGTCTTGTAACATCAATAACCTCCTCATAGGTTATTCTATTAATACGGGGATCATAACTATTTTCGCCCATATGTTCCCATTTTATACTTTTTTCTCCAAGCTTGTCAAGGATAGATTTTTCAATGGATATGGCATTATCTTCAGCTAAAACGTCAAATTTAGCATGATGATTGTAAGCCCAGATCTGTACTAGATAGTTTTTCATTATGAGTTTTTTCTTTCTATCATTAAATTGTGGCGGAACTATGTCCCGCCACAAAATTATTTAGCTGTTAAGCACCTTGAACACCATAGATACCTCTATAGTCAGATACACCGAAGTTGTATCTTTCTCTAGCTTTGTATCTCACGTTGCCCGTATCGAAATCACCTTCCATCGCTGTTTTGATGGGAGTTCTCTCGAAGTACTTCATTCCATTAGGAACATCAGTGATAAGGTACCAAGAATCAGTATCAGTTAAGAAATTGTTAACCACATAACCTTGTGGAACCATTCCCAATGATTTAACTGCATTGATATCATTATCAGCTGTGCCAACTCTACCTTGTGACTTAAGAAGTCTCTCAGCATTAAATTGATTAGCTGGTGGAACTATTAATTTCATTCCTCTAGCTGCAATTTTTAAACCTCTTTCATCAGTCATTGCTGCAACGTCTATTAAAGACTGCTCCAATGATGTTTCATTAAGGTCTGCTTGAGTTGTCAAAGTATTGCTGACTGTTCCAGCGATCGTTGGGTGGTTTGTTGCAAACAATGCAGATCCATCACCAGAAGTGAAAGATGCTGTTTGCGGTAAACCATTGATCAATGGATTAACTGCTTTGATTTGTTTTGTATTCGCCATGGATCTAGCTAATGCTTTTGTATATCTAGACGCGAGTCTATCATACAAGTTATCCTCGATCGCTTCTTCAGTGATCGCGAATGCTAGTGCAATAGTTTCCATAGTGTATCTAGCTGTGTAAGTCTCTTGAGCATTGTCAAAAGTTACGCCAGAACCCTCCGGTTTAACTGCTGCATTTGCAAAACCAGATAACATAACTTCTTCTTCAAACGCTCTGTCTGAAGACTCTGTTACATATATCTCAGCATGCTGATTTTCATAACGTTTATACTCTAACCCGAACAAGGCGTTTAAACCTGGCTCGAGTTCTTTTACTAATTGTCCTCTACTTATTGCCATGATTATTTACTCCTATATTCCGGCTACTGCCGCTTTGTAGAAGTGCTCATTGACGGTGACAACGAAATTAACATTGGCAGAACCAATGGTATTGTTTTCAACGTCTTTAGACACTCCTATTACTTTAAGCTGACCACTTGCGGTACTAGTAGTTGAATCATCTAGTTCTACGCCAGAGACGTAGTTAGCTGAATCACCTGCTGCGTACAAGACATCGTAATTCATGAAGACATCAGTCTGTGCCGAAGCACCACTGTTATCCGATTGAATTTCGAATCTTTCGTAAGGGTCATCTGCTACGAAAGCAACTATATCTGTGGCAGTGTTTGAACCTGCTAGATTGTTTGCCCACGTAGGCTTGCTTGTTGTTGCATCGGTATAAAAGATACCATTCAAAGATCCGATCAAAGTATCGCCTGCTCCGCCTACTGTTATAGTTCCAGTCGCCGCCGCTATAACGGGGTCTTGAAAATATATTGCAGTAGCACTTGCTGCTACGCTATACTCAGATAAACCTTGATTGTCATCATTTTGACCGAGTTTTCCGATCGGTTTTAAACCGAACGCTGCGTCTTTATTTGCCATGATGGCCTCCTTTTGTGCCTGTCCCGAGGGACTTCTAGCACTGTTAGTTTATCTTTGAGTGGTTAGGAATCGTTAAAAAATTAACTTTTCTTTGAGCCACCAAAAGTTACACGAGTCTGCCTGTCAATATTGACTGGCATACTTGGGTGCTCTTCCTTCATAAGATCACGGTCCATTGCTTCGACTTTGTCATTATGTTGTTTCGCATAATGATCTGCGCGCTGTTGGACAATCTCATCCGGAGCCCTAGCGAGCACTAGGCCGCCAACTCCGATTACTCCCTTGTATTTACCATCTTCAACAACTGGATATTCGCCGTCTGGATATTCATCCGCTCTAACTAATTCATATCCAGATCTAATTCGACCTTGGACATTTTTAGTGTCGTTGAATCCCATACTCTCAGCTCTTATCCATCTATGCTGAAATCCTGATGGTGCAGGGGGTGCATCTAAAGCTGATGGTGGAGTCCAAACTTTTTTATGAGAAGTTTTTTCTCTTGTTTGACTCGCACGGGAAGTTTTTTTATCGTTACTCATATGCTTACGCCTCCTTCGTGATGTTTAATTGTTTCGCATACTCTTCAAGTGGCACACCTAATTTTTTAGCGATTACTACTTGAGACGGTGTGAGTCTCACTGTTTTGCGACCAGTTTTTGTACTTCGCTTCGCTGAAGCTACTGTTTGTACCGGTTTGGTCGATTCCGTTGATCCTATCTTATCAAATTTATGGGGGAATTCAAGTCTTATTCTTTTATCAATTTCCGCATAATATTCAGTAGATTGAGGATCAAAGCCTTCTTGATCTACTAGCTTTTTATGTAGATCAAACGCCGTATAAGTCATCGCTGAATCCTGTCCGAACCATGAATTTTTCTCACTCCATGCTTCAGCTTTTGGATCAGGAGTACCTCTAGACGCCCTTTGTCTATTTAAAGTAAGGTCAGTTCTTCTCTCCGCTTGTTGTTTTGCATAAGCTTCACGAGCTGCTTTAGTCTCATTCAACTTAGCTTGTCTGTATCCTAATTCAGATATTTTCGACATTGCCTCTGTTTCAGCCGATATATCCTGTGCTTCTCTAGCTGCTGCAAGTTGTGCTTTAGCCGCTTCAATACCTGAAGTGATACCTTCTTCAGTTACGGAAAGAAAGCTAGGCTCTATTGTTTTGAGTTTAGCTTCTGTATCATTCTTATCTCTAATTACTTTTTGAGCATAAACAACAGCTTCGTCTTTTTGACGTTCAGCCTCTCTCCATTTTTTAGTTAGCTTTGCTATTCTTTTCTTAACGCTATCACTATATTCTTCTAATTCATCTTTCTTTTCTTCAGTCGGTTCTTTCTCTTCTACAGGTTTTTCTTCTGTAGCTTTTTCTTCAACTACTTCTCTAACAGTGGGTTCTTCTTTTTGAACAACTTCTTTTTCTTCAATAGTAGTTTCGTCTTTTTTCTCAGGTATATCGACATCCATTGCTGGACCGGAAGTATCAATATCAACTGACTCTTTTTGTTTCACATTTTCTGTGTCTGGCATAGTTTCCTCCTTCTATGTTTTAGTAATGATGAAGTATATCTTCGGGGTTATCAATTGTAGCTAATACTTCATCGTCATTTAGCAATCGTACTTCACCCCCGTCAATTTGTATTCGTGATCCTGCATAACGCGCAAAGATCACCCAGTCGCCCTTCTTGCACCAAGGACCTTCTGGAAATTTTTCTTTATCATAACAATGCGGACCAACTTCTAAAACTAATCCACAAGTTGATGCAACTTGTTGACGTTCTAAAGTATCTTGTCCTAGATATAAACCACCTTTAGTTTTCTCAGGTAACTTAAATGGAAGAATTAATAATCTCCATCCAGTGGGTTTAGGTAATTTTGTAGATTCTTTTGATTTTAGACGTTCATATCCATCTAATTCTTTTTGATGTAAGTCTTTTGCTTCTTGTTTAGTATCAGGTGTTGAGTTTGATAACGGTTCCTTTAGCATTTTTTTGCTCCTTCGTGTTTAGCAGGTTAGAGATATCCTGTGATATTTTATAATAGGCATGTGCCTGCCCCATCATATATTTGTATTTTTCCATATTGTCAACCCCTCCAGCAATCATTGCGTCTCCTATTCGTTGATAATGTTCTTTTAATTCTTTTTGTATCTTACGTATGACAGTTTCTTCATCCATTATTTTTTTCTCCTTTTTGTTTTCTTTATTGATTTACGTCCATATTTCTTAGTCCATTTTTCAGCTATTTTAGGCTCATTTTTCCATAAATAACGTCTTTGTTTTTCTGATTTAAAAGGCATCTGAAATTACCAATAATATCTATATTTACAAGTACATTCCCCACAACTACAAATCTCACTTATTCCAGATTCATTTGTAGCTTGTGTGTTCTCGCATTTACATTCACAATGACATTTATGGCTACAATTCCTACATTTATTGAATTGTTTAAACCAATTCTTTATAATAGTTATCCATGCTTTCATCTACTTTTCCTCCACTAGAAAAATATTTTCTACCCTCAAGAGCAATAGCTCTTGCAGATTTTTCTTTTTTCTTTTTTTTCTTACCTTTCATATGCTTCATAAGTTGTTGAATCTTTTTTGTACTCACTATTTTTTACCATTCCTGAATATTTGCGTTCCCTTTATACCAAAAATACTACCACATACAAGGATCCAAAGTGAAGTGAACCATGTCGGTAGTGCCGCGAAATGCTCGAAGAAAATTTTTATTTTCTCCATCGCCGCCGGATCGTCCGACCAGACACCCCAGGCGA